AACACCGCCGCCGACGTTTTCACGGCGGCTGAAAACGAATACGGAACCGCTCTGGGCAACATGATTCTGGCCGAAATCGGTCTGGGAACAACACCGCTGCCGAAAGCGCGGGCGGAAGTGGCCATAACGCGGAGCGCATTAACCGAGGCAGCGAAGCTCGCGGCGAAGAATTTGACAAACCAACCAGCAAAGGAACCATGAGCCGAAACACCACATCAAACCCGCCGCCGGAAACGCTCGAATTGGCGGCGGTAACGAGAGAGCCGATGCCCGTCGCCGCGCCGCAAGTTGATTCTCCAATGGCGGCAACTCTGGACGTGATTGCTCGCGCCGCAAAAGACCCGACAATTGACGTTGAGAAAATGGATCGGCTGCTTCAAATGCAGGAGCGGATTCTGGCAAAACAGGCCGAAAGTGAATTCAATGAGGCCATGCAGAAAGTCCAACAGGAAGTCCCAAGAATTCTCCGGGATGCAACAAACCCGTCAACGAATTCAAAATATACCCGTCTGGAATCGCTTTTGAAGGTTGTGGTTCCGATTTACACGGCGGCGGGATTCTCGCTTTCCTTTGGCACGTCGGATTGCCCGATTGCCGGCCATTACAGAATCGTTTGTGACGTGGCGCACAAGGGCGCGGCTGGCTCATTCACCCGTCACTACCAATGCGACATCCCCGCCGACACGACCGGAATGAAGGGGAGCATGAATAAAACGGCCACGCATGGATTCGGCTCAACAATGAGCTACGGACGCCGCTACCTTACATTGCTGATATTTAACATCGCCCTGATTAACGAGGACGACGACAAGGCCACACAAAAGCAGTCATCTACCGCCAGGATTGCAACGGCGGCAACGCGGAGTTGGTTTCTGGAGCAGACAAAAGACATTCACACCAAAATGCTGGCCTATGGGATTGACCTTGCAATCATCATGCCTGACCAGTCACTTGAAGAATGGCCGCTCGAAAAAGTTCCAACCAGTAAAAACGAATTGGCGCAGTTTCGCCGGGAAGTTGAGGCGCACCCATGAAACCCATTTTCCAGAACTGCAAAATCGTCGGCTCCGGGGTGAACTCGGAATTGTATCACAGCCAGACCGCCGGGCGCGGCACGCCGGAATTCATCATTTCGCCATCCAGCCTGAAAGTGTTCGCCGCTTGTCCAGCGCGGTGGAAGGCGGGCTACGAACCGCCAGCCAGTGAAGCAAAAAGCTGGGGGAATTTATTGGATTGCGCCCTGTTGACGCCGGATAAAATGGGCGAGCGGTTCGCCTGCAAACCGGCAACGTATCCTGACGCCAAAACCGGCGAGCCGAAACCGTTCAACGCAAATTCCAACTGGTGCAAAGACTGGATTGCCAAACAGGGTGACAAACAAATCGTTTCATCGGCGGAACTGGACGAGGTTGCCTCCGCTGTCAAGCGGTTGCTGGACGATGAAACGATTGCCGCCTACCACGCGGCCAGTCAAAAACAGGTTCACGCCAAAGGGGAGTATCACGACAAGGCCACTGGAATAATTGTCCCCGTCCAATGCCTGATTGATTTTGTCCCGCGCAAGGATTCTGAATTTCAAAAGTCGCTTGGCGATTTGAAGTCCACCCGCAACGCCAGCCAGCGGCCATTTGCGATTTGGTGCTACTCGGCGGGATACCACATCCAGGCCGCATTCGATTTGGATTTATACATGGCAGCCGTGAACCCGAATCGTGACGAAAACGGCGAAGATCGTCAGGATTGGATTTTTATTTTGCAGGAAAATTACGCGCCTTACGAAACTGGCCGTCGTCTGTTAGGACAGGATTTCATTGATATTGGCCGGGCTACTTATCAGGACGCTCTCACCCGCTACGCCAAGTGCATCAAAACCGGAAAGTGGGGCGGTTATGACCCGGAAGAAGAATTCAGCCTTGTCTCGCCGCTGCCCTACATGGAATTCAATGCGCTTTCCGAGAAGCTGGAGCGTGACCAATCCACCTTCACCGCCGACGATAACGACATACCAACCTGATTTATGCCCGAACACATGACACCACAGGCAATGGCCAACGAGATCAACCGGCTGCGAGCCGTTGAAATAGAGAACGCCCGTCTGCGCGGCATCATCGCCCGATACGCCGCAAGCAGGCTGTTGGGCGAGAATGGCAAGCTATATGTCACGCCTGGGGACATCCATGCCAGCCTAGAAATCTTATCTGAAGAAAAGTCCGCCGGTCGGTTCAACATCTGATTTATGTTAAAAGCCATTTCTCTATGGGAACCTTATGCGTCTTTAATTTCAATAGGGGCGAAGGTCAACGAAACCCGTCCGCGCCGGACAAACCACCGGGGAGACATCTGCATCCATGCGGCGCAAAAAACGGTTGACGGAATTGAGCCGGAAGTTCTTTACGCTTTCCGCAATCGTGGCGAGCGGATGACATGGCAATTCGGCTGCATCGTGGCCGTGGTGGATTTGTGGGATGACCAACCTTCGGAGAATTTTATCTTGTCGAATCTGCCAAAAGGAGATTTCCAAATCTGCGAGGAAGAATGGAGCCTTGGCAACTACGCGCCGGGCCGACGGATTTACCGCACGCGCAATCTTCGCCGCCTGAAAACTCCAATTCCATGCAAAGGCTTTCAATGCGTCGGCTGGACTGTCCCGCCGGAGGTCGAGAAACTGGTGAGGGAACAATTTTGAAGAGGATGAATAAATGACCACGCCCGACTTCAAAGCCGCAGCTCTTGAATACGCCAAGACGCATTGCTGCCCGCCGGCGTGCGAGCTTGTCCCGCTGCTGGAAATGGGCGCGGACATGATGGCCGAGGCTATCCTGATAGACTTTCGGCGCAACCTGGCCGAGATGCAGGCAACCCGGAAACGGATTGAAAATGGACATCCGCACGGATGGGCCAGCGGGCTGATTTTATGACCCTACAACTTGAATTAGCCACGTTAAAACGAGACTGGATTGACCAGTCCGCCGCCGCCTTTGCCGCCCGCTCTTTTTCCATCGGCACGTTCACGGCTGACGATTTGCGGCATTACATCGAACCGCCACCGGAGCCTAACTGGATCGGCTGCCTTATGGCCAGACTCCGAAACGAGGGGCTGATAAAAGAAGTGGGGCGCGTCCGGTCAACCCGCCCAGAGCGCAACGGGGCAAAAGTTTCACTGTGGGCCGTAACGTAAAACCCGCTTGACGCCGGGGCGGGGGTGTGGTAGATTTACTCCGTGCCGATTGGAAACCGGCGAGTGTGTAAAGTAAAATGTTAAACCGTCTGAAATTTCAACGCGCCTGCGAGTGCAATGGCTACAACTTCCCGGCTCCCGCTGGGTCGCATTCGGCTGTTTCCACACTCGCAGGCGTGTTGAGCTTTTAGGGACACCATCATGGCAAACTGGCTTAAACTTTATGAGAACGACTTGGACGAAACCCGAATGAGATTTGCCCTTTCAAAGCTCCCAGAGACTTGGCCTGTTTGGACGGCTATTTTGATGGAGTGCTGCAAACACCGCTCCGACAGATTCTCGTGGGGGAAGGATGAGCAGGAACTATTCGGTTTTTCCGACAGGCTGAAAATCAGTATCCCGAAGGTAAATCAAGCGGTGTCAATTCTTTGCGACATTCGCTACATAAAACTTGAGGGTGGAACCCTTATTGCGTTGAAGTGGAGCGAGAAGCAAGACGACTACCTAGCAAGAAAATCACGGGGATACTGGAAAAAACGCCGTGAAATCAAAAACATCACAGTGAATCACAGTGAATCACACATAGAGGAGAGGAGAGGAGAGGAGATTAAAAGCTTTAACGGGCTTCGCCCGAAAGCTGTGTATCGGGGAAGATTGAATCCAAAACAATTGGACATCGCATCACGGTTTGAAAAAGCACTTGGATGCCAGTGGGAAAGGGACAAAATGAAATGGCTAAAAAATTGCCGGAAGGAAACGGACAAGGCAGAAAGAGTTGTGGCTGAACTGGAAAATGCAATAAAGGAAAATCGCATAGAAACAACCCCAGCCCAATTTGCGCAAAACACATGGGAACACTTCCAATGATTGATTCAGTTTCAGAAAACGCCGGGGCATCGGCGGATTTGCAGAAGGTGCGCCGGCGCAAAAATGTTTCCGCAGCCGATCCGACAAAACTGGATCGTTTGCCGCCGCACGATCTGGACGCGGAGCGCGGCGTCATCGGCTGCGAAATTCTGTCTCCAAACGATTGCATCGGTGAAGTCGTTGAAAAGCTGGATTGCCAGATTCACCACTTTTACGATTTACGACATCAAGAAATCCAGAAATGCCTTTACTCGATGTTCAACAACCGGACACCGATTGACATCATCACGATTCAGGGTTGGCTGAAAGACCGGAAACTTTTGGAGCAGGTGGGAGGCATTGCCTATCTATCCCAAATTCAAGACGCCGTGCCGAGCGCGGCGAACTTGAGTTATTACCTCAACATCGTCCGCGAGAAACACCTCATGCGGAGCATGGTTTCGATTTGCATGGAAGCCGTTGGCAGGATTTACGAACACGATGGCGACGTTGATTTATTGATGGATGAAATCGAACGCGACGTTTTGGCCGTGGCCGAATCCAGAAACCAGAATGAGACGGCGGACAAAAACACGCTGATAAACCGGGCGATAACAACCATCGAAGGAATGTGGGAGCGAAAAGGAGCGGTATCTGGACTTACCACGGGATACCCGGACTTGGACAGTCTGCTTGACGGTTTGCACCACAGCGAAATGATCGTGATTGCGGCGCGGCCAAGTTTGGGAAAAACTTCGCTGGCTATGAATATCGTCGAACACGTTGCGATTGAATGCAAGCTCCCCGTTGGAGTTTTCAGCCTGGAAATGTCCGGGGAGGCGCTGATAACCCGCATGATGTGTTCCGTGGCCCGCGTCAACCTTCGGAGCATCCGTGACGGATTCATGGCCGAATCTGACGGGCCAAAGCTGACTCACGCCGCCGGGAAGATGAACGCCGCTCCGTTTTACATTGATGACACCGCCGGCCTGTCCATCATGCAGCTTCGCGCGCGCGCGCGCCGGCTACACCAGATGCACGGCATAAAACTTTTCGTGGTGGACTATTTGCAACTCCTTCATTCCACCGGCAAGCGCCGGGACGAAAATCGGCAGCAGGAAATTTCCGACATCTCCGGCGGACTCAAGGCGCTGGCAAAAGAGTTGAAAGTCCCCGTCATTGTCTTGAGCCAGCTCAACCGGGAGGTTGAAAGGGACAAAACCCGGACGCCGAGGCTGAGCGATTTGCGCGAGTCGGGGGCGATAGAACAAGATTCCGACGTTGTGGGGCTGCTTTACAAGCCGGGAGTCACAAAAGCCGAGGGCGGTGACGAACCCGTTGACAACCCAGAATCCATGCCGGTCAATCTGCTGATTGCGAAACAGCGCAACGGACCAACTGACGTGGTGAATTTCACGTTCCTAAAACTTTTCACGCGCTTCGAGTCCGCCGCGAAAGTGGATGATTCGGACGTGCCTGATAACCGGAAACCATACGCCGAATGAGCGCATACGATTACTCACTGACCGTGCAACCTTCAACCCCAAAACTGACATGAGCGAACCTATAAAACCAACCATCAATCCGGGTTACATTCAGTTGTCGCGCCGGAAAGGCTTTGACCTTCAAAAACTTTCTCTGTCTTTCAATGGACTTCCCGCAGTGAATTGTGCAAGGCCGTCTAAATGGGGAAATCCTTTCCGAGTCGGTATTGAGGCGCGAGACGCAGCGCACGCCGTCAAACGCTACCGCGAAACGGGTTGCGGCGGAATCGGCCACGACGAAATTAAAAGAGAACTACGCGGCAAAAATCTGGCGTGCTTTTGCAAGCAAGGGGCGCCGTGCCACGTTCAAGACGTTCTTCTGCCAATAGCCAACTCCTGATTTTATGAATTTGTGGACAAAAGAAGCACTTGCCAACCACCGCTTTTTGAAGCGTCTGGTCATTGACCCAGCCGTGGCGCGCCGTGCGCCCGCTGCCCAGCGCGCCGCCAATCCCCCCACTGAACGTCTTGGGGTAGCGGGGCAGCCGGAAAGACGCCTTAAATCGCCTCCAGGCGCGAAATCGGCGTCCGAACCCCCAAAAAACCTGAAAATTGTCATTTTAGGACAAATTCGAGGCGGGAAGAACAATATGATAGTGACGCGCAGCGGGCTTCATTTCCCAAAGCCGGAGTGGGAGAAGTGGCGGAATGAGGCGGTCAGCGCCGTAAAACAGCAGTTGCCGCCCGGATTTGTGCCGTTTTCCGAGCCGGCGACCGTTCGTTTGACCTACATTGCCGGCGACCGACGGCGGCGCGACCAGCCGGCAATCATGGACTCAATCTTGCACGTTTTGGAAAAGGCCGGCGTCGTGACCGATGACGCGCTGATTTGGGTTTCTGAATCCAGCCGTGGTTACGACAGCACCGCGCCAATGGCAGAAATTGAGTTCCTTCACATAGCGTAGTCCGCGCCCGCCGCCCGCCCGCCGCCCGCCCGCCGCCCGCCCGCCGCCAGATCCACAGTCAGAGGCCTGAAAATCAATGGTTTGTCGAGTTTCCAGAGCAATTCCCCCACAATGACAGATCCAAGCCCCTTTCGACTCATTGCACGCATAAACACGTTGCTGCCCGCGCTTCAATCTCCGCGAACCTTTTCCCCACGGCGACCAGGGTTACGGAGTTGGACGGTTGCCACGGCGGATCTTCCAGAACCGACCTGAAATCCCGTTCCCCATACCGTTGAGTCCGCCAATCTGGTTTCAGTTTGAAGCCGCAGAATTGCTGAAATTCACCGGCCCAGCGCATTGCGTATTTGCTCATAAATCAAATGCCAGCTATTGACGTTCCCCACGCTGGCGGCAGGGACAGAAGTGGCGCGGTGCTGATCCCGAAGGGACTTGTCGCGGCGCACGCACGCCGGCGCGTCAACTGCGCCCATTAACTAGCCGCGAAATCATAAAAGTTCCCACGCGATAACGCACGCCGCGAGCCATATAAGGCCCGCGAAAAAGGTTGTGATGCTGTCGTTCATTGTTTGGGCGCGTGCCTGTCCCGCCACGCGATAAGGCCAAAGGGCAGCACGATTATCCCCACGCAGAAAAGCGCGGCCATTAGTTCAAAGGTCGTTTTCATTTCCAGTTCGTCACAATAATCCGCCAAGCCAAAAACAGCAAACCGGCGAACGCGATGCCCAGGGCGAAAGAGCCGCTGTCAGGGTGAATCATAGTCCAAGCTCCTTTTTGGCCATCTTCCGAGCCGATGCCATTTTTCCCCCGTTTTGTTTCTGAATTTCCCGCGCCTTGCGATCCAGGCTGGCCATCTTCTTAAGCATCCGTTGACGCTTATCACTCCAACGGTTTCTGCGTCTTAACGGAGTATGCTCGTGTATGCGCTGCATCATATTCTATTGTTAGCCATCAGAGCCTCACGGATGGCGATCATCTCTGGACAGCGGTTGAATGACTCGACGTAGATTTGCACTTCGCCATTGTGGGCGCGGCGGCGGTCGTTATGGCCGTTGAGTTCCAGATATTCTTCACAGCCTTTTTCCGTGAAGGCGACCATGACGGTTTCCCATCGGTCGCGGTATCCGAACTTTTCCCATTCATCACCTTCTGGCTCGCCCTTGAAGTCTTTGTCGTCTTCGTAGATGGTTATCTCGTTGGCAGAGTCACGCCAGCAGTGGCTGTCAGCGTATGCCCAGTCATATCCCACGTCGCGGACTTTGATTTGCACACAGAACATCGGGTTTTGCGTGATTCTGTTGTCTTGCGTCTTGAGCCGTTCGCTGATGGCTAACAAGGCGCTGGAGCACAATGCGGCTTGCTCCTTGCCGTTTGGTGAGGTTGTTTCAGTTATCATATTTTTAGCTTCGTTCAGAGGTTTCCGCCGAGCCGCATGGCTCAGCTTGGTATGTTAGCCAGCATTGATGATTTGGAAGCCGATGGTGATTTCGTTGGGTTTCAACTCCACCGACTTCAAGAACACGGCCACCTTGTATCCGAGGTTTTTCGCCACGGCACGTTGCAGGGCTTCCATGTTCACGATAGATTCGCCGATTGTCCGGGCGGAAAACAGTTCACTTTTACAGGTGAGCTTCATATACATCGTCTGGTCTTTTGGCACGCAGGCATGAGCCTCGATGTTAAACGGTTCGTTACATTTGGGGCATTTTATTTGCATAGATTTTTCAGTTATCACGTTGCTGGCTAACAAAACGCTGCTGCGAATGCGCGGTAACGCCTTGGGTCAATTCGGATGGTTGTTGGTCGCGCATGGCTCAGCTCCGAATGTTAGGAGTCGCGGTCACGCGCTTTGGTTTATGGTTGCGCCAGCGGGCGGCGTTGGCCTTGCGAGCCGCAGCGGTCTTTGCCGCGCTCTTGGCTTTGCCGCCCTTTGCGCCGATCTTGGCGAGGTATGATTTTATATTCATTTTACAATAGTGTTCTTGGCGTCCTGCCGTCACCAAAGTCTCTCCAATCCACGCCGTATTTCTTGGCGCGTTCGAGCGCCCATCCGCACATCCGCCGCAGCTTTCTCATTGCCGCCGCGGATTCTGGCGTGTTCAGGATGTTTGCCGCGGCGATACATCCGTTGTGCGTGTCCCGCGCTTGTGTCGCCACCTGAAGCCACGCTTTCCCGCGGTTCGGACGTTTCCAGAACCCGACCCACGAGCTTCCGCCGCGGCTCGCCATCTCAGTAGCGAGGTTTTTGATTTCGTCTTCGGCCCTCTTTTCGCTCCATCCGCAAGCTGATCCGACTTCTGATGGGGATATGCAAGAATGCAAAAAACCGCCATCAGTTTGCTCATGCCCGCAAACTGGACAAATGAAGCTCATTTGGAAAGCGCCTGTTTTACCGCGGCGGCTTCGTGGTCGGTGATCCAGTAGCTCACCGGATTGCCGCGGTATTGGAGTTCGCCCAATTCGGCGTCCCAGCCATAGCTTTTGCCGAGCAGGTTTTGGATTCTGGTTTCGATTTCGTTGTTGTTCGTTTTCATGCCTCTACATTATACCAAGCCGCTTTGCATTGCAATATTTATTTTCATTTATTTTCACACTCAAAAACCATTGATTTCATTGACCAAAACCGGCCTGCCCAACAAGCTGCTGGAGGCAACGTCGGTTGGCGCTCTCAGTTGTCCGCTACGGATTTTTGGTTTCATA